ACCTTTAGCTAATGCCCCAGAACCCTGACCGCTAAAACTAAAGCCAATAACACCTTCTGATGATGCTTCAATACCGACTTCACCAAGTGTGATTGAACCAGTATAGTTATCATCACCAGTAGTATCACCCTCTGGTCTAATTTCAATCGAATAGACTGAATCACCAGAAATAACCTCTGTTACTATTGCTGATTGGTAAGTATCGTCTGGGTCAAACATACCTGAACCCTCAACTGACCAATTCTTATTAGTCGCTGTGGTGTCAATCCATTCATCACCAAATGCGTTATGTTGCTCTGAGTTCTGAGTGATTGATAAGGTAAAACTGGTTAATTCACCAATTAAGTTACCCGAACTATCACGTAAAGAACCGTTATATCCTTTAATCGTTGCCATTATTTAACTCCTGTTTTAATGGTTGTAAATGTAATCAAATATCCACGCTCTTGTCTATCAACTTCAATAGTTAAATCATCGACTGTTTCACCCCTTGTATCTTCAAATATTGATTCCATTAAAGATAGTCGGTAATGTTTGGTGTCTAAGAATAACTCAAACTCCTCAGTCAAATCATAAGCACGTTTGTCGAAAGGGGATTCATCTTCATTTTTAGTAAATGTTTTAGAACCCTCTCTGAACTCACGATTGTTAAGCGTTTCTTTTGTTGTAAATTTAAAGCCCCTGCCTTTTAACAGACTAATCATTTCATCAATACCACTTGGTTAGATTGCTTTTCTTCACTCTCGTCAATAGTGCCATCTTCATCAGTATCATAGTCAGCCTTTATAGTGGTCAATTCACTTTCGTAATTTTCCTTAAAGACTAAATAAGATTCGTGATAAATATCATCTGAATCAGCATCTTGTCGTTTAGCCATACAAATCAATTCAAGTGCTTTAGTAAGGTGTAATTCCTTAACTTGAGCAGTTGTTATAAATAATGTAACGTCTAAGCCACGATTACGCATCTCATTAGCGATGATGTCATAAGCACGATCAATGTAAGTTTGATAATCAATCAAAACAATACCAAACCCAGTTGAACTGTCTACCGCATTGGATAGAGTCGCAAAGCCGAGTGTGGCTGTTGAGCTTGATGTATATGAAGTAATCACAGCATCAGTACCAGCATTATCACCATTGACAAAGCCAATAGTAGCACCAATCAATTCTTTATCATCAAGCGAGGTTAATCGCTTACAAGTTAAAGTTGTAGTTGAGCCACCATCTGCCTTTTCATAGTAATCAGCTAATATTGGTAGTGCCGCAATAATGTCCGCATTTTTAAGCACCCACGCCATTGGTTATACCTCGTTAAAACACGCCAACTCTTTCATAGAGTCGTAATGTGCTTTTTTAGATAAAGTAACAGTATCACCCTTTTTATAAGTATAGATACCACCATCAATGCCGTGTGAACCGTCAGCAATTGCTTTTAATTTAAGTTTAGCAGAAGTCTTTTTAGCATCTGCTTTTTTACTTACTGCTTTACTCACATTAAACTCCAGTTAGTACGCGAAGTGCGTTCTGATCGATAACGCCATATTTCATCACGCCATACCAACCAACATTAACAGTACGACCAAGATTATCAGAACCCTCAACAACACGTAATGCTGGAGCAGAAGCAACAGCCTTACCAAGTGCGTTCATACCGAAACAAACAGTAGTACCAGCAGTTACATTAGAATCTTCCACGATGGTGAATCCCTCTAAAGCACCAACGATGCCAGAAGTCGCTTGACCAATATCTGTGTTTTGAGCAATAGTAATGTAATCACCTTTAATATCAGATACTTGAGCTGGATTAACAAATGCTACAAAACGACCATCTGGGAACTTAGCGATACCAGCGTTAGCCAAAGCAGTATATGCTTCACGTAAGTCTAGGTTATCTAAAGTACCAGCAGTATCAGCAGCGATAGTATTAGTACCAGCTTCAAGAGCAGCAAGACCTAACTTGTCGGTTGTTTCACCAAGGTTTACACCAACTAATTCAGCAGATGCTAAGTCAGCTTTACCAGCAGTAGCAATATTAGCCAAGCTAGTTGAAGTGATTACCGCACCATATTCAGCCATAGTTAAAGTAACTTTGGTGTCAGTCATTGTTGTTGATGTTGCTTCAGTACCGTCAGTTAGTGGCGTAGTTGCCGCCGACATACGTGAGAATACAGTGAAAGCAATTGATGAAGCCATATCGTCTTGACGAATAGTAGCGTAAGCATCAACTTTGTTGTAAGAGTTACCAGATACGATAACCGCTTGATTCATTAAATCTACTACCGAATCCGATAGTAGTGATTTAGTATTTACAGCCATTTTATTTCTCCTAAGAAATTATAATTCATTCTGGAGTGCGTATAGTTCAGCCATAGTTTTAGCGGATTTAACTCTTTCGCCTACATCTAAAGATGCTCGGTTTGAAGTCGCATCGACTTTCTTTGGTTGTACTTCACCACCAGAAAATAAGTAAGGTTTATCACCTTTTAATTGTTCAATAAATGTTGATTGGTCAAAGTCATCAGTAGCACTTGCTTGTGCTAATAGATGTTTGAAGTAATCAGCATCTTTGATACCATTTTCAGTAACAACTTTCTGGACTGCCATATCAGCAACCATCATTTTGTTATTACTTTCCAAGCCATCAATTGTACTATTCAATGTTTGAATCAACTCTGCCGCCTTATCCAAATCGGACTTGTTGGCTTCATCTGTTTCACGTTTAGCATTGATTAACTCTCGTGCTTGTTCGATTGAATCTACACCTAATATGTCTGCCAGTTCAGTCTTTGCTCGGTTCGCACCTTTGCTAAAGCCTTTGTCTATTAGTTTATCAAGTTTAGATTGTGATATAACCACCTCATTTTCAGTCTTAGGAGTTTCGACTTGTTCCGTAATTTGCTCGTCAGCCATTTGAGTTTACCTCTTTTTATAAAAAGTAGTTTAATAATAACACTATCTTGTTGTTTTTACAATATATTTGCCTAATTTTTGTTTCAACATTTCTTTCTGTGTCTTATCCAAACCAAAGAACTTACGCTTATAAGTTACTTGGTTTCCGAAAGCCTTTGTACTTTCATTGCTATTTGGGAAGTGTAATCTAACACCACCAGCAATCTTCTTACGATCAATAGCGTGAAGCATAGTTCCAGTTTCAGTTAGATTAACTGTACCAGTCTTATGATAAGCCTTTGAATAACCTCTAAATGCTTTCTTGTTTCTATCTCTGCCAGATTGAGTTCGTTTAATAATACCAACAATAATACTTTCAGCAATTGAATACAGTTTAGTATCAGCGTTCTTAATACGCTTACGATACTTGCCCCAATTAGGCGTTTTAGTTACCTTTATACCCACTATCTTCCGCTTCTTCAATACTCATTTTATAGAATCTATGACGGCAGTTATAATGCCTATCTTGGTCGTTTTCTATACGACTCTTATCACTATCGTCATAATATCTATTACGCTTTAATACATTTCGGCAGAATCGTCTAGTGCGACCATCATTAACGCCCACATATACCCAAACACCCTCGTCAATATCTGCTGCCCTTAAATCAATCACTTCTTGTTGGAAGTCTTTAATCGCTGTTCGAGCATAAGTCTGTGAATACTTAGCAAGGTTAGAACCAGTTAATGTTTCAGCAATACCAGCAGTCATTGTATCTAACGAAGCATCTGAAATAACATACTTGTATAACTCACGCTTAACCGATAAGCCAACATCATCACCAAGCCTAATAAAGAAATCACGCTTCATCTGTTTAAGTATCTGAATCTTTGTGGCATCTTCTACTGTGAAAGCAGTCTTTAAACCACCAGCATCAAACGCTTCTAATGTGCCTTTATAGATTGAATCAAACTGGGTATCAATCAAGTCATTAACTAATGTGTAATAACCTGCTTCTTTTAATGATTCACGCCAAACAAACTCATACTGTAATACATCATTAGTTGATATACCAGCAAGATTAGTTTGTGCTATGCGTTGAACACGCTCAAATATCTTTTCTATCTCACCATCAAACTGACGAATGAACTTATCTATATCGCCTTGTGATTGAGTATATATGGCATCAAGCGTTGGCATTTAATCCAAGTGCTGACATCGTATCAGTCAATGAACCACCAGTCTTAACCTTATTAAGCATTTCATTACGAGCATTGATATTATCATCAACATCAACACGAGCATCTTCTTCTGTTAAGTCTGGATTGTTACGCATCAATACTTTATGTGGCGAAGTTAATCCCATATCAATTGCTGATTGGTCTATATTTAATTGTTCTGCTTCACTTGATGGATAGTTAGGTTCTTGGAAGTCAACAGACATATCACCATCACCAATAGGTTTACCATAATAATCAGATACTACTTTCAACATACCGAACAACTCTTGTTCATACACTTTAAAGTCTGCTTGTTGTTCCAGAGTAAATCTATCAAGTTTAAGGTT